GGGTAATTGATTGATTTGTAATGTGGTTTTTGTTGTAACATTGCATGACTGGCTCATCGCTATGTCTCGTCCTAGGCCGAGAGTTGAAAAAAGGTGTTTATATTCTTGTTTTTTAGTCGTTTTTATTTTTTGTAATTTTAACCTATTGACCGTTTTTATTTTCAGATAGCCAAAATGGACAGTTTTTATTCTATTTAAAGTGTTATCAACAGCTATTGTGTTACTTATTACGTATATCTGCTCAATGAGAGCTTTGAGCTTTCGGCATAGGACAGCAGCCCTCCCATTTTATAGGGAGGCCGCCTATGCCTGGGGTGATCTCGACCTGCTCAACGAGCCGCCTGTCGCCCTCGACCCTTTGGTGGCAGCGACGCCCCATCGGTTGGGTATAAGCTTTTAAGGGGTTCGCTCCCCCAGCGGTTCTGCTGCCTTACCCTTTCGGACTACAGCTCCGGCTCTAACCGCAGCCCACAGTAGCCGGATGAATCGCGCCGCCGTGGGACACCAGCGCGACTGCCAGGAGTAAACCTGACAAATCAGTTAATATGCTCAGAATTTCTCGCCGTCAATAATCTGTATATCATATAGAATACTTTTTTTTACGTTAGCCTCTTGATTGCTTTGTATGCCGTGTGCTAACAGTAGCAAATCAGGAGCTTCCCATGAACAGACTTACCGTAAGAACAGGACTCGATTTCCTTGGCCGCGATTTTATTGCTGATGTAGAGCTGGATTTCTCACCAGGCTACGAAGCGCAAACTTATGGCCCACCTGAAAATTGCTATCCAGCAGAAGGCGCTGAAATTGATATTCTTGACGTCCAACTATGGCCGGATCTGCCAGGACAAAAAGAATTAGGAACGCCTTTAGAGCTTCCGGCCTGGCTTCAAACTTGTTTGCGAGAGCAATTACAAGAAGGCGACGATTACGAGCGCCTTATTAATCTAGCGTCAGAAAATTATGCTGACAGCATGTGGGATGAAGGCCCTCGCAGGTCGAGGTATGGCCGTTGAACAAAATCATCAACGACATGGCTACCGCCATTGTATCAATCTCTGATCTTACTGACATGAAAGTTATCAAAGCTTTTTTGTCATGCTCCGGCTTCGATCCTGACGAAGTTGAAATGTATTCCGATTGCGCAGTGTCAGTTGCGCGATCACGCCGAGCTTTAAATGCCGGTCAAAACCAGCTTGTCGATATTGCAACAACTATTAGCGAGTTTAACAAATGAAAATTGGCAACGCTCCAACTGTATCTGAAAATGATACAGGTCTTCAAAGAAATGAAGCCTGGCACGCTGACCGCTGCGGAAAAGTCACAGCAAGCCCAATTATAAAAGTGTATAAAAAAAATAAAAACGGCAGTTATTCATCCGAACGCGAGACTTATTTCTACCAAGTTTTAAGTGAAACGCTTACGCGCATACCTTCCACAAGCGTAAAGTCAGCGGCTATGCAACGCGGTATAGATAAAGAAGCTGAAGCTAGAGAAGCTTATACGCGCAAAACGAATTACCCAGTAACAGAAGCGCCGTTTGTTCCTCATCCTCGTATTAAAAACGCAGGAGCAAGCCCTGACGGCTATGTGGGCGACGACGGACTTATTGAAATTAAAGCTCCTACCAGCTCCACAACAGTAAAAGTCTGGCTCAAAGATTATTTGGACGAAACATATCTTGGTCAAATGCAATGGCAAATGGCCTGCACAGGCCGTCAATGGTGCGATTACGTCGTTTACGATGATCGTATGCCAAACGGCTTACAAATTTACGTCAAACGTATTGAGCGTGATGACGCAATGATCGCAGACATCGAGAAAGAAGTAATGAAATTTTTAACGGAAATTTCTGACGCCGTTGAAGCACTTACAAACAAACACGCAGCTTAAAAGGAGAAAAAAATGAAGTTACCAAAGCCAGGAGAAGGTGGCAGCCGTGACGATATTGCAGCCGGAACGTATGTCGGCGTCTGCTATCGCTTTATTGACATGGGAACGCAGAAAGTTGAATGGCAGGGGAACATCAAGCATCAGCGAAAGGTGATGATTTCTTGGCTGGTGCCAGAAGAACTTATGTCAGACGGCAGGCCGTTTAGCCTTCACAAGCGTTACACTTGGTCAATGCACGAAAAAGCAGCTCTCCGTCATGATCTTGAAAGCTGGCGTGGCAAACCTTTTACGCTCGATGACTTTGACGGCCCAAACGCTTTTAATACAAGAAAGCTTGTCGGCCAGCCTTGTATGCTTACCGTAACAACAGATACGCGCGACGGAAAAACATACACAAATGTTGCGTCAGTCGGTAAACTTATGAAGGGCGTAAAACCTGGAGAGCTGACAGAGCCGACCGTATATCTCTCTTTAGAAAAAGGCGAGTTCGATCAGGCAGCTTATGACGCCTTAAAAGACAATCTTAAAGAGCGTATCTCGGCCTCTCCTGAGTTCCAAGAATTGGGACGTAAATCAGCACCAGCAGACTCATACGATGACGCTGACATGGGCGTAGATCCTGACGATCACATTCCGTTTTAAAGATCACATTTATGCAACAGGCAGCTTTTAAAGCCACATACAGCGATCTAAAGTTTGTTAAAACGCGCAAGGTCGCGCAGATTGTCCTTGAGCTGCCGATAGAGCAGGCCAACGCCTTTATTCAGGCGTTTGGCTCACCCAATCCAGCGTCAGAAACATGGTGCGCCATAGCGCGTCTTATGGATGACGTAAAAGATAATCAGGACGAAAAGCCTGCTAGAAAATGGGATAGCTTACGCCTGTCACAGCAAGCCGCAATTAGATGCTCAGATGAATTATTTCAGCATTTTATGATTGTCAGAAACGACGAAGAAGCGGCTGAGCAAGTAAAAAAATCTTGTGAAATTACCAGCCGCGCTGAGCTTGATACTGATGAGGAAGCCGCTGGCCGTTGGATGCAAATAGATAAAGCTTTTCAAGATTGGAAAAAGGCTAAACATCTATGAGCTATTATGACAGGCCAAAAATTATTCAGCCAGATGGATCTCATTTATATTGTATTGACCAATATAAAAAATACGAGAATGAAGTCAGGATAATTATAGAAAAAGCCTGGCAATGTCAGCTCAATCCTTTTGGCAGCTTGTCACCTATAGACTTTTACGCGCTTAAAAACGGCGTGATGGTTGGCATTGTTGAAGTAAAAAGCCGCTCACATGACAGCAATAAATTCCCAACTGTTTTTTTAAATCTACGCAAATGGCTCGCCCTTACTTTGGGCGCCACAGGCTTTGGCGTTCCAGCAATTTACGTGATTAAATTCACTGATGAGATCAAATTCATAAACATAAATGAAGTGGACGCCACAAAAATAAAAATAGGCGGCTGCTCAAGATATTTAAAAAGCCAGTCCGACATCGAGCCAGTTATTGAAATCCCAATAAAGAAAATGAAAGCCATCCCACAATGACTATCTACTTGAAAGATAAGGATATTGCCAAAGAACTTGGCGTCGATTCAAAGAAATGGGAGACTCTGATTGCTCCTGCTTTGGAAGCAAGAGGTCTGCCGCGCAAAGACGCTTTGTTTGACGACATGCGCTGCTGGCCTGCGGTTCAAGACTTCTTACTAAAAAGAGCCATGGCAGGCGCGACAACTGGAGGACAAAATAATGCTTTTAAGAGATCTAAAGTTGAGGGGGCTAAAGCTCCGCAGGAACAAGAACGGAGAAGCGCGGCTATACTGGACTTGCAACGACCGCGCCTCAAAACTCGGCTTTCAACCGACAGTGGTGGCAATACACTCAGATAATGATCGTGGGATAAAATCTGATTGGGCTTTGCTAGAAGGCCAGATGCTCAATTGGATTGCCGAAAGGGAAGGTTCAGCAGGCCCATTACCTAATGAAATAACAATAACGACGCTGGTTAATATCTTTATAGACTCGCCAGCAAGCGCGCTTAACGTCGGCCAACTTCATTTCAAAACGAGGCAAGACAACATCAATATGTTGCTTCGTATTGATAGGGAAATCGGTAACACAAAAGTTACTGACATCACCCAGGACTTGGTGGCTATTTGGTATAAGCAATTCCGCTGGCCTAACGGTCAAGGAAGGCAGCCAGATCACGTCACGACTGCTCGTAAGCTTATGTATATGATCCGGCGTATTGTGGATTTTGGTGTCGTCAACAAAAACATCAACGACTGCATACGCGCTGGTGTCGTTCTAAAAAGCGTGAAGGTCGCCACGCCTCCGCAGCGTGAGGCATACATAACCTATGATGAGGTTATGCGTGTCGTAAATCACGCTAAGGAAATAGGACGTATATCTATCGCCCTTGGAACAGCGCTTCAGTTTGAGGGACTGTTTCGACAGAAGGACGTGATAGGCGAATGGGAACCCATTACTGATAAGCCAACAAGCTTATACGTCATGAACAGTCGACAATGGGTCAAAGGCATGACGTGGGACATGCTCAATATGGGTGTGTTTTCAAAAAAAACGGTCAAGCGACAAAAAATCGTCAGCCATGATGTCAGCCTCTATCCGATCACCATGAGCCTGATTCAGCTTATCCCTGAAGAAAAAAGACTGTTTGGCCCTGTGATTATAGATGAGCGCGCCGGTCGTCCTTATGCCAATTGGGCGTATGGGAAGGAATGGCTACGGATCGCTAGAGAGGCTGGCGTCACTGGCGTCTGGAATATGGACGCAAGAGCAGGCGGAATCAGCGAGGCGCTGGCTTCAGGAGGCTCCATGTCAGACACTCAAAAGGTCGCCGGACACTCAGATCCTCGGATGACATCCAAATATGAACGGATGCCAGGCTTGTCTCAGGCGAAGAGAATTGCGATAGCAAGAAGTGCTTGCAGACAGTCCAATTCTATTGGATAGGAAAAGAACAGGAGAGAACAAATAAGAACAGGCCGTGAATACGTTCCTGCTAAAATTGGAACGTCAGGAACGTCTTGATATATATCAAATGAACGAACCCAATGATTTCAATTGCTTAAATACGACTCCGTAGCTCAGTTGGATAGAGCAACTGCCTTCTAAACAACGCGAGTCCATTGATTTCATTGGGTGTCGTTCCTGATTTGAGGAACGCAAATGAGTCAACGTGCTGATTTTATTAAAGCGAATGAAGAAGCTACCCAACAGGCACGATTGTGCTGCCATTTTCCTGCACACGCTGACAAAGTTATAGCGACGTATTTGCGCATTATGCGCGATCACGGCTTTGAGCTGGAAGGCGAGGGGGCGCGTGAATGGGAGCGCGAACGCGCTGTCAGGATCGTCGAGGATTGGGAAGTTTACAACCCATATATCGTCGGCAAAGAGGCAATCAGAAACCGTAAGAAAGAGATTGCGGCGGCCATTAGAGGGGTCGCGGTATGAACAAGCCAGTCATAGAGCGCAAGCTTCACGTCATGATCTGGACGCAGGAAATGGATGCGTTTGTTGACTATTGGCGTGACCACAGAAAGTCATTCGGCTGGATAGCCAAGCAAATGAACATTAGTCGCTCAGCGATCATTGGGCGCGTCCATAGGAGGCGCAAATGACCGAGGTGCTGAAATTTCTTGGCGTCTTATTCCTTGTCATTCAATTCTGGCGGCTGGTCTGGCGCTTATTTGGTCGCCAAAAAGAGCGTCCGTTTAAGCATTGGCTGGATGACAGCCATGACTGACAATCCAATCAAATACTCAAAAGCTGAATTAAAAGATCCAATTGCTGGTCTAGCAAAAGAAATAAAAAAGCTTGGCAAAAAAATTAAGAAGCTCAAGCGCAGCGTGAGGGCTAAAAAATGAGTGACTATTCAGAACTTGTTCAGAGATTGCGTGGCAAAAAATTAAACTGCACTTGTGCCGCTAAGTCAGCCAGTGAATGTTGTTGCGATACAGGTTGGCCTGAGAGCTTCTGCAATGAAGCCGCCGACGC